GTTTAATGATTTGTCTTTTACAAATTCATCATTCTTTTCCAAATTCTTGATTGCTTCTAATGTGTCTATATGTGGTCTATTTGAATCCTTATTACCACCTTCTGACATTATTTTTTGAGCAACAGTTTCATAATTTGGTACTTTGTTGTAAAGTTTATGGAGTTCTTTAATGTTCTCCATAATAAACTTAAACGAATTATTATCAAAATACTTACTCTCTAATACCTCTACTATAACATCACCAAACTTCTTATCTTCTATAATTGCTTTTATCAATTGTTGTTGAAATGTATGACCTAAGTACCCAAAATTTTTCTCTTCAGACATGTTTTTTTATTTTTTTTTAAAGTTCGTAATTCAAATATTTTGTTTCTAAGTTTTTGGAAGACAAGATGTCAGTTAAATCTGACAAAATCCTCTTTAGTTTCGGACGAATATCTACCGTGTATCTAACCTTTGGATGATAGTAATATGCGGGAAATATTCTTGAAATAAATACATCATCATTCAACTTAATTTCAAGTAAAAATTCTTCTTTTTTATTCTCTTCATCATCTTCCACACTCTCTAAATTGAGGAAATAATTTTGATTTTCACATAAATAATCAGAAGTTTTTATTTTCAAATCTTCACTAATTTCTTGTGAAATTTCTTTTACATAATAATGAAGATCCATAGACCTTCTCGCTTTAGGATTGTGATTTTTGACATTAAAAAATCTTTGACAAACAATGTTACCATCCAGTGTTAACAAAAATTCAAATTTTGTGATTTCTTGTTGATTAGTCATAGTTTTTAATTTTAATTAATTTTTTATTTTTTTCTTTTCTCGTTAATCTTAAGAAGGGGTTTAAGAAATTTGTCCATCTATCGTCTGATTTAGGTAACAAATTAAAAATTCCGTCTTCTGTCATCATTTTCATCATGTTTTTATATGATCTACCTTCGGGGTCTAAGACATCATTTATTAATGAATCTATCGTATCTCTGGCATCATCAGTCAAAAAAGGTTCTTCTAAACTTACTATCTTTTTATTTATATGAAAAAATTCCTCACCAAATACCCCGTGTTTTGTTACTCCTGTAAGGATATTTTTATATAACCAATTATTTTTATCTTCTTCAAGTAATAAGTTGGTTCTCTCCAATATCTCTTCCAAACTAACTGCTCTGTTTTTTATCTCAGGATATAAGGTTAATAATCTTTTTAACCCCATACTTTTTATACCCGATATGTTATCAGACGGGTCACCACAAAGAATCTTTACTAATTTAATATTACTGATATGAATACCTTCATGATTATAAGTTACAATATCGTTAGTTTTGTAAAGTTTACCGTGTGAGGGGTTATAGATAGATGTAATTTCTGAAACAAGTTGTGTTAAATCACCATCAGATGAATAGATAATTTTGTTCTCTGTTTGAGAATTTAAAACATAATACGCAATACAATCATCAGTTTCACAATATTGGAACTCACCTTGTCTAACATAAAGTTCCTCCAAATATTGTTTAATTCTATTTCTTTGGTAATTGTAATTATCTATTTCCTCTTCTGACCTAATTCTATTTCTACGATTCTCTTTATAGAGATGGTAGATTTGCCTACGTTGGTATGATCCGTCTTCACCGTCCCAAAACACAACAATTTTATCTAAATGATATGTCTCAAACGATCTTCTAAGAGTATTGATAAAATGATAGATTCCTCCAATATGTTTTCCCTTATAGAAGTGATTCTTAAGACCATAGAAACCAATCGTGAGTAAATTGTCGCCATCAACTAATAAAACGGACATTAATGTTTATTAATAATTATTCATCCTCAGTTACAACTTCAATATCTTCCGCGTCTGTAACGTTAACGCCTAACATTTTACTAATATAATCTCCGTGATTTGATTTGTAAAGTTCAATGCTTTTCTTTTCTTCAACATCATCTCTACCTTTCATAAAGTCATGTGCTGTCACAAGAATTCTTCCATCTTCATAACCTAAACCATTTACGTGGTTTTTCATGATAGAAATTTTTGTTCTTGTTGCAATCTTAACTTTTCTCTTGTCTTTTGTAATAGAGATTTTAGTTGTACCTGCACCTTTTTGATTACCAAATAAGAACACCAAAGTTGAATTTAACCAGATTGCCTCCCCTCCTTTCGCTTTGATTTTTGGTTGACCGAATGGATTATCAGGAAGTTCTACCCAAGGTTGGTTTACAATAATTAAGGTGTTTGTGTATTGTTTGTCCGAACGACGAGAACCTGAAATTCTTTGATTCAAACCCATACCAATCTTATCGGCTAAAACTGATGCGTTGTGTTGTTTCCCACCTTTACCATCATAAGTCATCTTACAAGGTACAGAACCTACAGAATCCCATAAGAAGAGAATATCGTGTGGAATTTCACCCTTTTCTTGTGCATCCAACACTTCATTAATGAAATCTGTAATTTGTTCAATATACTCGAAATCACTATTAAAGAGATAAAAATCGTCTTCTTTATTGAAACCCATTAACTCGGCGTGGTCCCAACTCCATTTTTGTTCTGTAATAATAAAGACGGGTAAAATACCTTTCTTTTGTGCATCCACTGCAGCCTTTACAAGTGCTGTGGTTTTACCCGTATCACTATGACCTAAGAACATATTTAAATGTCCAATAGCCGGACCAGGAATACCTGTTGCATCTAAAAATGCGTCACCCAAATCAAAGAACCTATCGGCCTTGTATTCTGCCTCTTTGGAGAACTTTTTCTTTATTGAACTAAAATCGTTTTTCTTGATTGCCATAATAAATAAATTTAAAAGTGGGGCCTTTGACGTTATCGCCGAACCCCTATTGTTTTACCAATTAAAATGGTAGGTCTCCATCAACATCTTCACCCTCTTGTGGGTCAACCATTGTCTTTGATTTTTTTGGTGATGCAATTGTTTCTTCTGATGAAGATTCCAATTGAGATGCAGAAATCCATTTGTTACTTTCTGTACTCCATTTCGGAGTTTCTCCGTTAGCAACCAATTCTAAATAATCTTCACCTTTTTTAGAATAAACATCTGACCAAACTAATTCATCATTAATCCATTCATTTGATTTATCTGAATTATCATGTAATGGACTTGGGTCTTCCGGAATTACAGAATTAATTGAAGTGTACTCTTTACCTGTACCCGCTTTAGTTAATCCCAAAGAAAGAATCAAATCACGACCTTTATTAAGGTCGGTAATGTCTCCTTTGTTTTTAAAAATTGGGAAGATTTTATCCAAAACACCATCACCTTTTGCGTTGTGTTTGAATCTCCAAAACTTAACACCATCTTCTTCGTGGTCTCTGTCGATTACTTTAACAATGTAGAATTTACGAGAACGGTATTGTCTAGCCAATTCTCTGTCCGATTCCACACCTGTTTCCATAAGTCCTTGATAAACCTCGTTCAATGGTGATCTTTTACCCTCTTGTTTTGGGTCAAAAAGTTTCAACCATTTTCCATCTACCTGAACTTCGTGAAAGTACACCTCAACAAAAGGTGAACCACCGTCTTTAGTAGGGAGGATTCTGATTCTTCTTTCTTCTCCACGAGAACCTTTAGGAAGTACTGTAGTGAAGTACTTTTTCATTCTGTCTTCTTGTGAGACTTTGTTTGCATTGCCACTTGTGGCTTGTTTACTTTTTTCGTACTGTGCTAGTACTGCATCAAATGTTGACATAATAGTTAAAATTTAAATTAATAATATCATTGTTCTAAAAATATAAATAAAAAAACCCGAATTAAAAAATCCGGGTTAAACTTTTTCAAAATATTTTTTGGGTTACTCTAATGTTAGAAGATACTTCATTTTTTGGACTAATCCTAAAATTTCATCTCTTAAATTTAATAAATTTGTGTCTTCTGAATCGATATCTTGTGTCATTTGTTTCAATGCAGTACAAATTGTTTCGGCCATTTCAACTGGTTTTACCTCAGATAGATTTACTAATTTCAATGTACTTGATTCTTCATCGAGTACAAATCTACCATATTGTCCCATGGCTTGTTCAACAAACTCGTCAACTAAATCGTCTAATTGGCTTCTTACTTCTGCGAAAGATTGATGACGGGCATACCCCTTTGTTTGCCAATGGAAAATTTTTAGTTGTGCGTGTAATCCTAAAAATAAATTTACATTAGAACTTAAATTCATCTTCTTGTTGTTCAGGATTAAATGTTTGTTTTATTGTATCTTTTGAATAATCATCAACATCTTGTTTGGTTAAAACGTATTCATTTTTACCACTTTGTTTCATTTCTCCTTGTTTCTGTGCAAAGAATTGTTGTGGATTTTGATTGAATGGATAAGAATCTAATGACCTCATTTCTAATTTTTCTTGAGCTGTTGGTTCTTTCATGTTTTCAACTTTAGAACCTAATTCGTCAATTTTAGCCATTACTTGGTCCATTTGTACCAATTTACTTTCCAAATCAGAAAGTTTTGTGAATACATCGTCCATTTTACCGACCACTCCATCATATTCAACTTTGTTGTCGTCCATATCTTTTTTAATACTTTTGGTCATATTAACCAAATCGGTAATGTCAATTTCTTCAGTTGAATCCATTTCTGGTGCCGCAGGGGCGTCAACAGGTGCCGCCGCAGGGTCTACAGGAGGTAATCCCGCAGCTGGATTCGCCGCTGCTGGGTCTGGTGGTAATCCCGCTGTTGGGGGTTCAACCGGTGGAACGTCTTGTTCCATAATCATTTTTTTTCCGTACTTATTGATGGCATTGAATCTCATCAATTCTTCGTGTAACTTTTGTTCTAAACTCATGGCTTTAATCTTGTAAAAGTTGTCTACCGTCTTCGGTAATATATTTTTTATTA